GTATATGGAACACTTAGGACTGGCTCTGAAAATACTGGAGTAGTTGAAAAGTCTTCCTTGGTATATCCAGGGCACGAAAGTTTTCCAGCTATTATACAGAACGAAAAGGGTTCTGGAACAGTAGTTGAGATTCACGATGTATCTGAGGATGACCTAGCAAGGTATGATCTATACGAAGGAATCAGTTCTGGGCTTTATAGAAGAGTTAAAGTTAAAGTATCAATGGATGATGATTCAGAAGAAGAGGCTTGGCTTTATGTAGCTGGGGATGAAATGTTGCAAAGAAGTAAAATGTTTAGAATAATTGAAAGTGGAGACTGGTACAATAGATAATTTTAATATAAATTCAAGTAATCTTTCAGAAAAAGAAAGAGTATTAAATATAGTATCAAAAGACTTAGTAGCTTTTGGTCAGCTATTTTTACCAGACGACTTTATGAAATCATCTCCAGCTCCATTTCATTATGAAGTTGGAAGTAAATTACTAGATAGAAGTCTTAGGAAGCTGTGTGTTGTTTTACCTAGAGGTCATTCTAAGTCTACAATGGCTAAGGCTGCTTTACTGCATAGAATTTATTTTAATCCACAAGGGAAAAAAGAGTTTGCTGCCTGGGTATCGGAAGAACAAGGGCAAGCTGTTGACCATTTAAAGTATATAAAAAATCATATTGAATACAATAATGCTCTTAATTATTATTTTGGAGATATGGTTGGAGAGAAATGGACTGAGAAAGAAATTACCACCAGCCGTGGAGACAGAATAATTGCAAAAGGTACTAGTCAAAGATTGCGTGGTAGGTCTGAACTCGGTACTAGGTATACAAATATTATTTTAGATGACTTTGAATCTGAATTAAATACAAAAACTCCAGACAGGAGAAGAGAGATTAAGGAATGGTTGATGTCAACTGTTTATCCTTCCTTAGAAGAATCAAAGGGCAATGAGGGATCTATCTGGTTAATTGGCACTATCGTACATTACGATTCAGCATTACAGGCTATATACGATGGATATCTCGAAGCCCAAGAAAAAGACAACAAATACACTTGGGATGTAATATTTCACAGAGCCTTAGAGGATGGAAAACCTTTATGGGCTTCTTATTTTAGTAAAACTAAAATAAGTGAAATAAGAAAAGATTATGAAAATGTAGGTCAGCTACATAAGTTTTCTCAAGAGTATATGAATGATGCTAGAGACCTAGCTACTGCAAAATTTAAAATAGATAAATTGCAGCATCATGACTATGAATTTATATCTGGGAATAACCAAGCTTATTTAAAAAATAAAAATACTATTATCCCAGTTAATATATACATTGGAGTTGACTTAGCATACGAAGCAAATCCAGGTAATGACTATCAAGTTATTATGGTTACTGCTATTGATAGTAAAAAGAATTATTATATTATAGATTATTATCGCGAACACTTAGCTCTTTATGAAATGCCACAAAAAATATTTGAATATGCAAAGATGTATAATCCAGTTAGAAGAGTTAATGTTGAGCACGTTGGAGCCCAGGGAATTATAAAAGATTCAGTTAATAAGATGGGTGGGTTTGATAGGAAGATGGCTCCAGGTATCGCAAGAGGAGTTAGGCCTCCTAATGGTATAAAAAAAGAAGATAGATTGGAATCTTTGCTTTGTCCAATAGTGAATAGAGGAAAATTATTTCATAGAAAAATTCATCAAGAAATAGTTGACGAGATGTTTCATTTTCCAAAAGGAAAGAATGATGACCTATTAGATGGCCTATGGTATTCAGTAACTAATGCTAGATCACCATTAAGTGGTGAGTTTGAATCTGATGATTTTAATATAGAATCTAATGAAGAATATAAGAAGTCGAAGAAATCTGTGCTAAGAAGCTGGATTACTGGACAAAGATTATAGAAACGCTTGACAAATAGCGCTATTTCGCTTATATTATATATATAGATCTTAAAGGAGTCCTAATATTAACTACGTAGAAACTTTTGCTGAGCACGAAGAAGCTCAGAGTAATAGAGATTTATGGAGGCGATATAGAGACGCCAGAGCTAACTGGGAAACAGAAGCTAGAGATGCCATTGATTTTTCTTTGGGCAATCACTACTCTACAGAAGAATCAGAAATTCTTCAGTCAGTTGGTCAAGGCGATTTTATCATAGACAGAGTATATGCTGCTGTAGATAAATTAAAATCTCTATTAACATCTAGAAATCCAAAATTCTCTGCAGTCGCAAGAGAAGATTCTGACTATAAATTAGCCAATGTATGGCGTACAATACTTGAATATGTATGGGATGTTTCTAATTGTAACACTCATTTCAAGCAAGTTGTGCACGACTATGCCGTTACTGGCTTAGGTTATTTTTATGTATTTGTTGACCCAGAATCAGATTATGGAAGAGGCGATGTTAAGATTACAAGTATTAATCCATTCCGTGTATACGTTGATCCAGCTTCTAGGGATAGACACTATGCGGATGCTGCTCATATTTTATTATCTACAATTCTTACTAAAGAGCAGATTCTTGGATTATATCCCAAACTAGAAGAAATAATTGATAATATAGATAGTTCAACAGATGAAGAAGATTATCCTTCCTCAACAAAAAAGAATTCATCTTCTTCATTTACACCAGATGTAGTTAAAGATTATGATAGAGGAGGCTATGAGAAATATAGAATAGTTGAGCGATTTGAAAAGATTAAAGTTCCATATTATAGATTATTCAATAAAGAAACTCAAGAAGAAAAAATAGTTGAGTTAGAAGCTTTTGAAAAAATTCTATCTGAAAACTCTCATTTGATAGAATCGGGGCTGGTTGAAGCGGTTGAAGTTCTTCAGACACGTATCCGCCATGTAGCTACAGTCGGTCAAGTTCTCCTTTATGAACAAGTTCTAAATACCGACGTTTATCCCATAATACCAGTCCCAAATATTTGGACAAATACACCTTACCCTAAGTCAGATGTTACAAAGGTAAAAGATTCTCAGAGATTAATAAATAAATTATTCTCTTTAACTCTTAGCCACGCCCAGGCATCTGCTGGTTTAAAACTTTTAGTTCCAGAGGGTAGTGTTGATGACGTTGGTCAATTAGAAAGAGATTGGGCAAATCCTAATGCTGTTATTGAGTATAATCCAGAATTTGGAGAGCCTCATTATCCAGCACCACAGCCACTTGCATCTGAATTCTATGGTTTAATAAGTAGAGTTGAGACATATATTGATTTAAATTTTGGTATATCAGAACTAATGCAAGGATTTAAAAGTGGAGCTGCTGAAACAGCTAGGGGAACATACTTACTTCAAGAAATGGGAGAAACTAGAGGTAGGTCAAAACTTAAAGATATAGAGGGAAGCCTAGATGTTCTTGGTAAAGTAGTATATAATTTTTCCAAAGGACATTATGGGTTTAAAAAGACTTTTAGAATCGTGCAGGCAAACAATGATTTGACTGAATTTACCATTAACAATAAGATGTATGATGATAAAACAAATGAGTTAATGAGTATTGAAAATGACATATCATTAGGTCAGCATGATATTCGGATAGTATCAGGTTCAACGCTACCATCAAATAGGATGGCTGAGTACAATATGTATTTAGATGCGTATAAGTTGGGCTTGGTGGATGATGTCGAGGTATTAAAGAAAACCAATATCTATGACAAAGAAGGTGTTCTGCAAAGGAAAGGTGCGATGAGTCAAATGCAATCGTACATTGGACAGCTTGAAGAAGAGGTTAAGAAACTACGTGGTGATTTACAAACTTCTGAGCGTGAAATGATTAGCGCTAGAAAACAAACTATCACGCAGAAATTTAAAAGTGGACTTGATTCCGTTCTTAGCGAAGTCAAGGACAAGGAAAGAAAAAATCTCAATAAGCTAGAAAATGTAATTGATAAAGCTGACTTGCAAGCCAAGTACGGTAAAAAGCAAGAGCAAGGCATACAGGGTGCCAAAGAAGGCGTTGAAGGTTAATATATAATAGAGTCAAGCTTTACCTAAAATATTTAGAGTAAAGAGATTCGGAAAGGAAATATGGAAGACCAAACAACAGAAAACAAAGCAGGAAGAACTTATGAGGATAAGTTGGCTGAAGAACGCGAAGGTATTGATATAACAATGCCAGACGTTGAGATCGTAAGTAAAGAGCATGCAGTTGATGAAAATATGGAAGCTCAAGGCGAGGGGCTAGATAGAGCTCCTAGCATTATTACCGATGAAGGTAATGAAGAGGAAGTGAATTATGCTACTGACTGGGAAAATGAAAGTAGAAAATTCCAATCCATGTATGATAAACAAAAAGCTGAATATGAATCTCTACAGGGCGAAGTTCAGACCTTAGAACCATTAAAGCAGTTACAATCTGTTTTAGAATCTAGACCTGATGTAGTGCAAGCTATACAGGAAAGATTAGAGGGAAGACCTGCTGCTAACAATGAAGCACAATCTACTGAAAATGAGGTAGATGAAACTTCATTTGACCCGTGGGAAGCCTATTACAAACCCGACTCTCCGTCGTATAAATTACGAGTAGGGAAGGAAAAGGCTTTGGTTAATGAAGCAGTCTCTGAACAGATGGCTGGTATCCAAAGTCAAGTTGCTATGCAAAATCTTAAGAGTGAGCTTAAGTCAAAGTATAATATGACAGATGATAACGAAATTGATCAATTTATTAATTTTGCTATGACACCAAGAGAACAACTACCAGTTGATTTTCTAATTAATGTTTATAAGCAATTCTATAATAAAGGAACCAATGCTCCATCTTCTGAAAATATTCAAGCTGTGGCTGAAACTCAAGCTATGCCAAGGTCTGCTGGTGTTTTACAAGGGGGCGACCCTAAAGTAAAAAGCGAGGTAGATGTTTCATGGGATAGAATCTTAAAAGCTGGCAACGCAGGAAGATTACTTTAAATAATAAATTAAGGAAATATTATGGCTATTACACAAGGGACTAAGTTCTCTAGTCATGTTACGGCTGCGGCTACTAGCGCAGGTGTAGGTCAAGCTCCTGATAGAAGACGGTTATACGATTTTAGTGATCGAGTTGCTGAATTGGCTCCTGAAGAATCACCATTCTTCGTATACTTGTCTCAAGTTGCTAAACAACCTACAGATGATTCAGTTTTCCGTTTCTTAGAAAATCGTTCTAAGATTGACTGGACAAGTCGTAACTTTAAATTAGCTGCAGATGTAAATAGTGCAGCTGCAGTCGCAGCAGGAAGCTCTTATGCTTTTACTGTTGACTCAAATAGTGATTCAGTCGATTGGCTGATTAAAGGTATGGTCTTTGCCGTAAATACTACTACTGATGCAGAAACAGTTGGCTATGCACAAGCTCTAGTTAGAGTGGAAAGTGCAGTAGCAGACGCTGGATCAACTAGTACATTTACAGGTAAAATTATTGACGTATCTAATGACAACGTAGCTGGTTATAACGTTCTTGCAGATAATGATGACTGCCAAGTAATTGGTACAGCATTTGCTGAAGGATCAGCATCTCCAGACGTTTGGTCAAGTGAAATTGAGGATGACTTTGGTTATACTCAAATCTTTAAAACTGCTTGTGAACTT